AGCAAGATCAGGATCAAGATTACCCTGTTTTCGCATCCATTGTAAATAATCCACTGGCACCTGATCAATCGGTGTATCTTTATGCTTGCCAAAGTTAAGAGCTTTGAGCCGTACTGGTGAATTAGACATAACCATCAATTGCTCGATGGTGTGCTTTTCCAACATTTTGAATAGTAAACCTGTGGTTGTAGCTACATCATATAAGGCTTGATGTGGATGCTTATGCTTGACCATTGGCTCGATATCAACAGGGTTGATATTGAGCCAATACCTCAGCACCTGATTAGAATAACCGGGAGCTTCTGGCCAGATATGTTTTGCCAAACGAATGGTACAGAGCCATGGTCGGGTGACTTCGGGTAGAAACTTGGAATCAAATGCTGCATTATGCGCAACGAGTATAGAATCAGGTTGTATGTGTTCTAAAAGAAACTTGATACCAGTTTCTCTATCATAAGCCCCGGATTGTTTAGTCAGCTTACAAACCGGTATGTGATGGACTGCGTGCGCCTGTGGAGAAATAGGCCCAGTGTGTTGAAAGTAATAATCGGTGTGAAATGTTTTCTTCCATACCGGTCCATCTTGCTCTATTTCCATCCAGGCAAGCTCAAGCAACTTCGCTCCCTTAGCAGGGTCTAAATCAGAAGTCTCGGTATCTATCACTATCAACTTCATGATTCTAACCTCAAAAAAATTTAGGAGGGAAGGGGAAAGCCCATGCTAGCTTTCTCAGGGATGCATGTGTTCCCGGCTCGCACCCGCTGTGCGGGCAGCTCCTTCCCAAAGAATGACAGGTGTTTAGGGGGCGACCTGTCGCGCCTATTTCGCGGGCGCTGTTAAAAGGCGACCACGCCTAATCTATCATGCTGCGGCCGGTGGAGTTGTGGTCGGAGCAGGTGTCGGCTTGGGAGCCGGGGGCGGAGGCGGCGGTACATCAATCACGGTGGGACCAATGTGGATAAAATCATGATCCACCGCGTCCCAGCGTAGATCTGCTTGGGTTTGCCCCGCAGTTCGCTTGTACTTCTCTTCAATCTTCTTGACGTATTCCCCAACAGTCATGCCGGTAACGTATTCATCAAACCGAAGTTTGGCAGCACGAGCCTTGGAGCCGGGTTTGAGTACGGTAATAATTAGTTCATCAGCATATTTGTGCAGTCGAGGTCGCGGGGCACCAGCTTCGCCTTCGGGCTTGGGCTCTTTAGCCTTCCTCACCCTCTTGGGCTTTGTGTCAGCCACAGGAGTATCAGTAGGGGCCGGGGTTGCAGCAGAGGCAGAAACCGGAGCCACAGGCGGCTTCGCAGCGACCGGAGTAGGTGCCCCAGGCGGACGAGGTTGGACGGGTTGACCTGGATTCATAGGTTGACCGGGTAGGGGTGCGTTCATGTATCCTCCTATTGGTTCTGTAACATAATCTATGTAACACGTCTTATAGAATGATGCAAGCCTTAAGATAGAATTATTTTGCTGTGTCCTCGGGTACTTCCGAGGACTACGCCTTCTTTAATGTTCCCCAATCAGATCCACACTTTATATCTGTCAGCATCGGAATTGTTATGGTCGGTATTGCTTCCTCCATTATCTTGGCGCACGTAATCATATCCTTCTTGTTTGCAAAACTAAAGCCGAGCTCATCATGAATTTGTAATATTGGTCGATACCCAGCTTGCTCGATGTTTACCATAGCTCTCTTAATCTGCCGTGCAGCACTTCCCTGTATGATACGATTAAATGCTTTATGTGTGAATGCCCGTTTCATACGTTCACGATACCATGGATGTGAAGGATCATTACGTCTGGCTTGCGCTTCTTTTTCATCACAGGGGTATACCTTGGCATTAGAATTTTTCTCCTTGTAAAAGTCTCTATACGCAGGTTCCCATAAACTGAAATGATTACGTGCTCCATCAAGCATCTGGATGTATCCATTTTCGGCTGCAAACCGGCTGTACCAATTGGATACTTCACGAACGAATGGTAGTTCTCTATAATACAATTCCATCACCTCTCGTGCTTCTTCTATACCCATACCGGTCATGAGTGCAAACTTAGATACTCCTGCACCATAGCTCGTTGCGAAGTTAACATCCTTAGCTCTGGGCCGTGGAAGGCGAGTGATAGTTGCAACATAATTATGAAAATCAGTATCAGGATTGCTGCGATATTGATCAGCAGCACGTTTGGCTCCTGTACAATTTTGTAATTCAGCATGGTATACAATGAGTCGATATTCTTGTTGCCGGTAATCGATACTGCCCCATTGTTCACCATCTTCAGGTATAAAACAAGATCGAACCAATGGTGCGTACTCATCATCCCGGCTGGGCATTTGCTGCAAAGGTGGATCAGAGTAGGAGAAGCGATGGCTACGAGCGCCACCGCTTTCACTACGAAACTGGTTGATAGATGGATGCACACGTCCATTGTGTGCATATTTAATGATGAACTTCTCTAGAAATTTATCTGCTATATCGTATGAATGTTTGATCTTATGGGCGGTGCGTGGAAACCAATGTTGGTGGTTAGCCATGAAAATCTTATCGAAACTAGCTTGTCCATCCCCATAGTGTTCTGTTGGCGCTGTTCTTGGATACTGCAAGCCCAGGTTGTCAAACTGTGCTTGCATCCACCGGTTAGACCTTATCTCTTTTATTGATACTCCTCGTTGCTTAAGAGACCTACTAAGCGTGGAACAGTCTTCTTCACATTGCTTTTTAATTTGAGCAGCGAGCCGGTGTGCTTTTGCTGTATCAACTCGGATACCACGCTGCTTCATCTTTAATGTGATTGACATAAGGTCACGTTCAACTTGGTATGCAATATCTAATCCTTCTTTCGTGATAAGAGGTCGCAATTTCGCAGCCAGTTTCAGCGTGCTGATTGCATCCTGTTCTGCATAAGGCCCGACAAACTCGGCCCCTAATTCATGTAAATATTGCTTGACCTTATTATCAGGTATACCTCGATCTTTACACGATTCACGTAGCAATGTTTCATCTTTGCCGATAATACCCTGCCAGAGGCATAAATTATCCAAACTAAATGAAGATAGGTTTTCATCTATCATGGATGCCATTGCCATGGTATCATCCACCTTGGCCGGTGGGGCTACTCCAAACACAGCTCCCAACCACCCGACATCGTATGCAAAGTTATGGAAGATGAATCTGGTTTGACTTTGCGCAAAGCAAGCTTTGAGCCATCTTTGAACGAGATCGTGATTGAAGTAATTTTTTCTGTCGTGTCGAAGAGGGATATAAGTGGCTCGATCACGCCAAGCAACTGAGATCCCGGCAATAAACCCCGGATTGGGACTTTCTTTTTTCCCGGCGTACTTGTAGAACCCCGGTCCGTTGCCTTCGGAGAGGGATGCGTCACAAGTTTCTGTGTCAATTGCCACCTCAGTTTCTTGAGATAAGTCAGGTAAAGCAGTTGGAAGAGACCAACTGCTTTGTACCGCGAACAGGTTACCTTGGTCTAGGCTTGCTTTTGCTGTGCGTGTCATTTGAGGCTCTTTTTAAATTCGTCAACTTGCTCCTTGTTACCAACCATCCAATCAGGGGGACGAGGTATATCTATATTTATAGGTCTCCATATATGAAGACAGTTTTTTGCTCTACCACCCAACAACGTTCCATCTATGTATTCAGCTTCAGGAACATGGAGTTGAAATGCTGTTTCATTTTTATTAAAGAATAAGTTCTTTATTTGTTCCATCTCTTCCCAAGTAGGAGTTCTGTGGTGATGAGACACACTTACATGGTCCCACCCATCACCTGATGTTGCAATGATAACTAAATTTCGAAATAGAAATACTCCGTAATCAGAGTCACCAACGGCACCATATATTCGAAGCTCATTAACAAGGCTTCTTATATGATCAAGCTCTTTCAAGTTCCTCATCATCATCCTCCAACCTGAGCCATCCAGTTTTACTCTCTAATATACCCTCACCAGTTTTGAGCCTCGCATAAATACGCTCACCACATTCGGAGCAATAGTTCGGTAACCGGGGGTTGACATAGCAGAGTAGAGTGTGGCAGCATGGTGTTTCTATTAAACGAAATGGAACCTTTGTTAGACTGCCCATGGCAGTGTTGCCCCCTGGTTTTTGATGGCCTGCCAAGCCCGGCAAACGGCCCGCCTGTACGTTCGGCCGGGGGTGGCGCTACCCCTGTAGCACCCCCCGGCTAGCGCCCGCCAGCGCCCACCCTACAGCGTTTGAAGAAACTGTTTGGATCCAACAACGATCGCGATGTTACCGACCAGTACATCCGCATATGCTGCGAATGCTGCCTTGCCGCCACACATTGCCCAAAGAACTTGAGCAGGTTGGTTTACCGGCATATGCTTCAGCTTGCCTTCTTCATTACAGAACGCGACACACGGGCTCATTTCATAGGTATTGAAATATGGCACTAACTCAATAGACCCACCTACGATAGCTTGTAGATCTTCTAGTGTAGGTGTTTTCTTTATTGCTTTCTTTTTGATTTCACCAGTCGGGTGTACGGCAACAAGCCAACGTTCATCAGGCACAGTGGTCTCCTTTGCTAGCTGTAAAGCATTTTACCACAAATTTATGGTGATGCAAACTTTGAATGTTCTCCACCATCTTCTGGCGTGCCGGGGACATTAAGCTCTGCGTATAGTTTAGATACCAGCTCTTTATCGCGTGCCTCACCCAATATACGTGTCAGCCATTTGCGGGCATTTAATAAGTCTTCAAGATTTATGAATGTGCACATCTTATAAATGAACATTTGTTCATACTCATTTAACTGGTTAGCATCAGCAAATCGTAAAACCTCTTGTCTTATTGCAGATGGTTCCAGTAACCGTTTCGATATCTTATCAAACTGAATAACCGTTATCAGTTTGTCGAGGTAGTGTCGCGCCTTTTGTAGATCTTGTATTCCATTTTTCTTGCGATATCGTGACACGTACTTGGTTGCGTTCCCTGCAAAATAATCCATGCCAACCCGGGCAACAAGGTCCCAGTGCTGGTATTGAGTTTGATAATGTGTCCCACCAAATTGTTCTTTATTCGGATCCATGTTTTTCTTCCCAACCGTTCGTATGCCACCAATCGGATAATGGTGGCAGCATTGTAAAGCGTTGCTGTGCAAAGAACAACCGTATACGTATCATCACATAGCGTACGACCGGTGGGCTCGGCTCTTGATCGTACAGAGCTCTTAGACACCGGTCAGCTACGATGAAGCCATGGCTGTTGCCAAGGTTCATTTCATCCATACCCCATTCAGCCATCTCAATAAGCTCGATTTGTTTAACAAGAATCTTATCCTCTTCTGTCAACACAACCGGTTGATAAGCATTCCAATATTGGAGTTGTCGGTAATATGATTTTTGTTCTATTAGATCCACTTGTTCTTTTAACATTGGGTTATCTTTCTTAACAGGATAAGGAAGATCCCCAGTGCTAATTTCACCAATATCGTGAAAGATCATGTGGTAAACCACATGCTCATCTGGTTGATGAGTAATAGAGAAATATATTCGTAATAGATTCCAACTATGTGATGCAACCGTTTGTGGTTGGATATGAGGCCAGACATGATATCGTTTAAGTTGTCCAGCGAGCCGAGTATCAAGATAGACAGGATCTGCACTAGTCATTTCGATCTCCTCACTATCCATGCAATACCAGCTTCTTGCCAGTCATCCGCCTTTACCATACCAAGAGCATCGTATGCACCTTGAAGGTATTTATCTTTAAACCTTTGATGAGCCAGTGCCATAGGGACAACGGTGTCACGCAAAAATGAATTGACTATGGTACCATTATATCCGTCTGAACCAGACTGTATGATTTCGATACAATCTATAGTCTCCTTAATATCGTCATCTATATTAGCTTCAT